ACAATCCTACATCATGGATGCCCGTGACTACTATGCCATCGTTGAACCTAGTGGGTACGTTGATGGTCAGTACTGCGTCTTGTTAGTCCCAGGTGACACACGCCAACCATGTACCCTGCTGCACAACGGTGGGATGCGTGAGACAATCAATCCAATGGTTGAAATATCCCCAGCTGATGCTATGGAAGCTGATGGGTGGACCTTCATCCCCGCAACAGGAAAGTATTACACGTGTTAGATATGCTAAGCGACATGATTGAAATTGAAACTATCTCTGAGGATGTGTTGGAGATCAATGAAATACTTAACGAAGAATTGGAGGACGTGTTATGGAAGTTGGTTTGAAATATACTGTATCTTTGCAGAAAGCAGGTGGCTTCGAGGATGCCATCTTTGTGACTGATGACATTGTAGATGCCATCGTGGCACAGGTCAGGTGGAAACTAAGGGGTCACACAGCTATCGTGTATCGTCTTGAAACAACTATCGTAGGGGGTGGTGAAGATGAATAGTATTATCAATACAATAAGTGGGTGGTATGAAGGTGAGTATGGTGTTAACCTAATTCATCTAGATAATGTAAAAGATGTGGAAGATCTAGCCGACAGTCTCTTCCGCAAGTATGGTGAGGATTGTATCGGTGTTGATATGGAACTTGATGGAGAGTTTGCAGACGGTTCCAGCGTGGAAGATCAAATGGAAGCCCTATGGGATGAACTTGAGTTCCTAGTAGGTAAGGCTGATCCTGTGGGATTGGCTATCTAAGTTTAACTTGATACAACAAGGAAAGGTTTGTGTTATGGAAGAACGTGTATTTATTCAAAGTGGGTATAGCCATTACAGCGAGATCATACGTGTCGATCAGACCGATGACGGTTACACCCACTACGCCTATGCCAACAAGGGCTGGGGCGTCAGCTTCATCTCTGACCGTGGTACCATAGAGCGTGATGTCTGCCGTGAACGGGACATCCCCGTTGATACTGACTCTATCGTGTATATATCTGATGTCGATCATATGTTCGAAGGCTCAAAGTATGGTTCATTTGATGACCTAGTGGAGAGCCTGTCAAAAGCTGAACGCCGTGACGTCTACCGTTACAGCAATTCGCCTATCTATAATTTTGTAGATAGCATGTTCATGAAACACCTTAGCCATCACTTCAGCCGTGGTATCATGCATCATATCATTACACTCCACCAGCCTGTCGCCGGTGAGGGTTCCTCCATCTCGTTTGTGCGTAACTGCGCTGATGCCAAGCGTGAGCGTGTTACTACTATGAAGCCAGGTCGTGCCTTCCGTCATATGTTCCCCAAGGTAGCAGACGCAGACCTTGCAGCTATCACTGAAGCGTACATCGAACATGTGTCGCCGCGTGAGTTTACGTTGCATGTAAGCAAGGATGCGAAGGCATTTGCGAGAGCGTATGACCATGATCGTGCTTCTTACCGCAACCCACGCACTACATTCATCAATAAGTCACTTGCTACATCTTGTATGCAAGGTGTTGGACGTTGCATACATGGTGAGTGGAGAAGTGTTGGAGAGTGCTACGCTAGTGGTGATTTCGAAATGGTATGGCTGGAAGACGAGGGTGGCCGCATTGCAGGTCGGGTTCTTGTTGGATATCACGAGGACTCTTCCTCTCATGTCCATGGGCCTATCTATGGTAGTTGTGATCAATCCATAGATAGCCTGCATGAGTACCTCGCAGGTATTAACGCTAGATATGCCGATGACTACGGTTTTGTGGGTCTGAAGCTCAAGCTCATAGGTGATGACTGGGAGCCACTGGCCCCTTACATAGATGGATCCTATGGTGGTATTGTCAATAGTGGCTTTATCGAGATTGTGCCTGATTATGATGGTGAGTTCACATTGGACAACACGGACGGGTTTATAACCCAAGGTGTTATGTGTGAGAGCTGTGAAGATCGTGTTGAAGAGGACAGGGTCTATCACGATGACTATGGCTCATGCTACTGTGAGCAGTGCTTCCATGAGATATATGCTATACTCGACAATGGTGAAACAATCTTGCAGGAAGATGCTGTTGCAGCTCATAGCTACCTTCGACACAGTGGCCGCACCATCACTACTACAGTGCATGTCGAAGATACTGTCTACGTCGAGTCACTCGATGAAGTGTGGTTGATCGATGACTGTGAGTACATCGACAGAACAGGCGAGTACTTCCCGTCCCACCTGAGGACAGATGACGATGATGATGACATGGAGGAGGCAGCTTAATGACTACAATACATACGCTTGTGAACTGGCTCCAATACATGAGGCCAGCTTACAGTCAGACAGAGCGTCTGTTCTGTGAACGATACCTAGAACCCATATTCGGTAAACCGGATGAACATGGGAACTATATCAAAGTGATAGGCAAGAGACCTAACATTGCCTTCACTGCACACACCGACACCGTACACAAGGTGGAGGGTATCCAAACACTAAAAGTCGAAGGAGATATTATAACTACTATGACAGGTAGTTGCCTGGGCGCAGACTGTACCACGGGGCTTTGGCTCATGGCTGGTATGATCGAAGCCGGTGTCGAAGGTGTTTATGTCGCACACGCTGCGGAGGAGATCGGAGGCATTGGGAGTAGCAGGTTGGTCGAGGATAGGCCAGCGTGGTTGATCGAGATTGATGCTGTTATCTCTTTCGATAGGTTCGGCACCGGTAGTGTGATAACTCATCAAGGTGGTCGCCGTACTGCTAGTGATGTATTCGCTACATCGCTTATAGATGCCTTGGGCTTACCTATGAAGGCTGATGCCTATGGCACCTATACCGACTCTCTCGAGTATGCACACGTTGTACCTGAGTGCACCAACCTAAGCGTGGGCTACTACGATCAACACACGTCTATGGAGTCACAGGACTTAGCTTTTGCCTCACTACTGCTTGAGAGGCTCATAGCGGCCCGCTGGGACACGTTAGCCTTCTTCCGAGACCCTACCCACCTTGACATGTCTTATGGCGCTGTACGGGGCTCTCCTTTAGAACCCGGAGATCAGGAAGAGATTGATGCACTTGAAAGGATGCTGATAGACCGCCCTGGCACACTAGCTGGGTTGCTCTTTGAGTACGGCTTTACAGTACAGGGTTTGGGTGAAGAACTTGATCTAAGTTATCAAGACTTGGATTACTACACAGGTAGACAACAATACCAACTTTATTAAATGGAGAATATCATGAGCTTTACATACATCGTTGAAATCAAACAAGCAGGTTCACTTGTGGAGACTGCTACTAAAAGTGACCTAAGTGGTGCTGTGACATATGCCGACAAGAGTACAATTGTAGGTGACTTAGTTGTCATCTCTGAGGGTTACAAAGGTGCCGATGGAGGTGTTGACAAACACGATCACGTAACTTCTTGGTATGTTGATTAAGATTTTACTTGACAGGTGCAACATCTATCTTTATAATACAACTTGTTGTTACTTTAAGTTAACTATAAGTTTTGAAATGTATATGAGAAGTGTTGAAGAGTAATACTTTAAGTATATACACTATGTATACATAAGGAGACACACATGGAAGATGAAGATTGGGATGATGATGAACATCTTATTATGCATCTACTCGTCACACTGCATCAGATGCAAGAGTTCCTGAAGAGTGAAGGGTTCGACCAAGCTGACTTTGAGGCCTATGTCGAAACTACTTCACCTCGTACACTTCATTAAGGGGAGTTACTACTATGAAGCTATACGTCAACACAAAAGGGCAGTGGGCTGGTACACAGGCCGAGGCTAAGAAGATAGGTGCTAAGGTTACCGAGGTGCCCACTGATAAGCCAGGCTTACTAGCCTTCCTCAATGGACAGCAACAAACGGCTGCCCCTGATCCAACACCGACAAGTAAACCTGCTAAGGTTAGCAAGTCTTTGTCGCAAACACTCTTTGATGTCGCTAACGAGGCTACCTTGGAGGAACTACAACACGTCGTGTACAGATACTTAATGAAAGTGGACGACGCGTTACAACTAACTACACAACTACCAACCAATCCTCAGAAAGGGATAAAATAACATGACTACTATTAAAACAACTCTACTTACAACAGCTCTTACTATGGCAGCAGCTACAGCAGCCTTCGCCCATGACGCCCCTCCTGCGTGGGCTTGTGGTTCCAAGGGTTATGTCTTCGACTCTTGGACTGTTGAAGGCGGTGTCATCCATCAACGATGGTATTGTGAGACAGGTGAGAAGGTAGAGATCTTTGTTTCAACAGATGACGGTAATGACCCAGTCGTAGATAACACTGGCCCTGCTGGCCCTGCTGGCCCTGCCGGTAAGGATGGGAAAGACGGCAAGGACGGCGAAGATGGCCGCGATGGTGATGATGGCAATAGAGGCAAGAACGGCAAGGACGGTGAGCGTGGTAAGCGTGGTCACACCGGTTCCAAAGGTGACACGGGCGCTGCTGGTCAAGATGGTGTAGATGGCCGTGATGGTGTAGATGGTCAAGATGGTATCGATGGTATCGATGGTGTTGACGGTCAGGATGGAGCTGATGGTGTTGATGGTACCAATGGTACTGACGGTATCGATGGCGTAGACGGTGTAGATGGTCAAGACGGTGCTACAGGCCCACGAGGCCCACGTGGTCCACGGGGTCCACAAGGTCCAGCAGGTCAGTGTTCCGGTTGGTTCTGCTAATCACACCACCAACTAACGAGAATCAGGCAGGCCTTCGGGCCTGTCTTAACAATTAATCTAGGAGAAAGCTGATGTTATTTGATCCAATCATCGAGATCGTTGTTGTTATGGCAGTGGTTATAGCGTGGCAGCAGTGGAACCTGCGAGAAATACATCGTGACCTAGACGAGGTCATCGACAGCCACAACGCCTTCGTCACGACTATGATCGAAATGCTGGGCGATGCATCGGTATATGAGGAGAACAAAGGTGAGTGATATCGAAGTAAGGCTAATAGACTCAATGGGGTCTGACCTAAGTGTAGCCAACGCGGCGAGGGTATCCTTCGCTAAGGAAAGCGAGATGGAGGACAGCCTCTGGGGCCCACCTTCCTTGAAGGAGAAAGATGCTAAGCTGATACGGTTCCTAGCCAAGCATAAACACCTATCACCCTTCGGGCATTGCTTCGCTACCTTTAGGGTCAAGGCTCCGATCTTTGTAGCACGGCAACTTGTGAAGCATAAGTTCCTGCGTTGGAACGAAGTAAGTCGTCGATATGTCGATGATGAACCAGAGTTCTATGTGCCTGATGTATGGCGGGGGCGTAGTGCTGACAAGAAGCAGGGTAGTGATGGTGTTGTCGATGGGGTATGGGATCTCGAAGTAGTAACAGGTGCATTGCACACAGACGAGTGGGGCGAGCTGTCCGTGCCTTACGAGTCTGTTACAACTTGCACTATGAACTTTATGGAAGCCCAGATGCGATTCTACTCACAGCTTTTAGAACATGGAGTAGCACCTGAGCAAGCCCGTATGGTGCTGCCACAGTCTACAATGACTGAGTATTACTGGTCAGGTAGCCTAGATGCCTTTGCTGATATGTGTAAGCTACGCTGCGCCAGAGATACCCAAGGAGAGACACGTATCGTAGCCGACATGGTCTACGGTGAGATGGTTAAGCTATTCCCTACATCATGGGAGGCCTTGTTAGATGACGGAGATTGATCTAGCTGGGCTCATCGGAGCTGCGATAGGTTTCGTACTAGGTGTAGCCTCCGCCTCCATTCTCTTATACCTAATCTTCTAACAGAGGGCCCTTGACCGGGGCCCTTTCTTCTTGTATACTTACATTATTAATGAAACACACGGATTCCACGCCAACCACGGCAGATAGGAGGGTACTACAATCTTTACCATAGAAAACGAGCACGACTGTACTGCTATTGTCACACTGGATGACGGTGGGTACTACGAAGATGTTGAAGTTATCCTCGATGACACCTGTGTCTTCATTGCACAGGAGATAGTCGGATCAGATAGACGTCAAGTCTTAGAGCTTAGCCACCAACAACTTAGAGATATACTAGCTGCTATGGACTTACCAGAGGGAGCTTATCGAACAGAAGGGAAGTCACTACTATGAGTAAGGAGTTAGGTTATGTCCAATAGGTCTCACGTTCCCTGCCCGTTCGAGGCTTGCGGTTCATCAGACGCGTTTAGCTGGAATGAAGTTGAGCAGGTCGGCAAATGCCATTCGTGTAATAGAGGTTACCCTAGCCGGGAAAAGACATTCGATTGGGCTAAGGAAGACTACCCATTAAAGGAGAGAAAGAACGTGACACAAATAGAGATCGCCTCCGGTACCTTCGAAGGTATCCGAGGTATATCATCCGAGGTGTGCCAGCTATACGGCATCCAATTACAACTAGACGCATCGGGCAATCCTGTCCGGTACGCATTTAAGTGGCCTAACAACGTCAAGTACCGTGGCTACGAAGAGAAGAAGTTCTGGCTCAAAGAACGTGCATCACTTGACGATCTGTTCGGACCTGACTTCAACTCCGGTAGTTCTAACCGCCTCTACATCACAGAGGGTGAGTTCGACGCTGCCTCACTGTTCGAGGTACTTGGTAAGTCATTCCCAGTCAAGTCATTGCCAAGCGCCACGATCACCGAGCGGTTCATTAAGAAGAACTTTGAGTACATGAACTCCTTTAAGGAAGTCATCTACGCCGGTGAGCAAGATACAGCAGGTAAGGCAGCAGCTGAGAAGCTGTACGAACTGTTCCCTGAGAAGTTCTTCTTCGTCCCAATGTCTAAGCACAAGGACGCTAACGAGTTCTTGATGGCAGGGGATGGTAACGATCTGATGTGGTCAGCTAAGAAGCCACAGCGGTTCAGCCCTGACAACTTCTACATCGGTGACGTTGACATCGAGGAGACAATCAAGAAGGAGAACCCATACAGCTACGTCCCAACCGGGCACAGTGGGCTAGATGATAAGATCAGGGGCCTAGTTAAAGGTGGCCTGACTTTCGTTAAAGCTCCACGAGGCGGCGGTAAGACAGAGATGGTACGGTTCTTTGAGTGTGGCCTACTAGCTAATGACCCTGACGTTAAGATTGGGTTGATGCACATGGAGGAGATGCGCTCCACCACCTACCGTGCGATGGCTACTTACGAGTTGGGTACTAACGTGCGCACCAAGGAGGACGCAGCTTCCAACGGGTTGGCTGAAGAAGATGTTATCAGAGCCGCTCAGAAGATGGCTGATGAGCGTACCGTAGTGTTTGAGCTTAGATCACACGATGATCCAATGAAGCTCCTAGACTACGTTAGGATGGCTGCTACAGTGTACGGTGTGGACTATGTCTTCATTGACCACGTACAGCGCCTAGCATATCTGTCGCAAGGCGGTGCCGATGGTGCCACTTCACTACTCACCGCTATCGGTTCTCGTATGGCTCAGTTAGCCAAGGAGTTGGACATCGGTGTTATCTTCATCTCACAGGTGAATGATGACGGACGTACCAAGTACGCCGGGTCTCTTGAGGAAGAGGCAATCATCTGCTTGAAGTTGGAGCGTGACACTGAGTCTGAGGACGAGGATGTTCGCAACACTACTAACTTCGTTGTGGACAAGAACCGCCCATTCAGCCGACTAGGTAAAGCCGGGTCTATCTACTACGACCCACAGACAACCATCTTATCAGAGGAGACATTCGATGGGGTATGATGACGACGACTACGACTTCCCACCTAAGGGTGAGAACATAACCGACGAGTTCGACTATAGTCTATCCTCTGACGAGTTAGATCAATACGCGGATAGCAACGAGAACATCTTTGAGGAGCTTGAGTATCAGGTGCGCATAGCTGAGGAGCGTATCACCTTAGCTAGTTGGGAAGGCGCTACGTCTGGTGAGCTTGAGAGACTAGAGGACGAACTTGAAATACTTATGATTGACTATCGACGGTACATCGACAAAGAGGAGGGCTAATATGAGAATCGCATTCTGTGACATCGAGACTAACGCTATTGAACACCCAGACAAATGCTGGTTGGTTGGTGGTAAGATGATGGACACAGGTGAGGTGTTCGAGTTTCACAATATCCATGAAGACCCTGTTGCCCGTAAGGCAGCTACGGAATGGCATCACTCGCTAGACAAACTGGTAGGACATAACTTCATCCAGTACGATTTACCACTGCTCAATAAGTGGTTAGACAAACCGTTAGACCCACGTAAGGTCATCGACACCTTGATCGTATCTAGGACTGTGGACTATGACATCCTCACACCAACAGGCGGTAAGGGGCCTCACTCGCTCAAGAGCTGGGGGTTACGCTTAGGTGTTCACAAAGGTGACTATACAGACTTTGAGAACTTCAATCAGGAGATGATCGACTACTGGTACGGTGACCTTGACACTACTGAGGCACTGTTCAACCACTTCAGAGATATCATCTTTGACCCTGAGTGGGCAACTGCTATGCGTACTGAGCATGATCTACAGATCGAGTTAGTTCGTACAAAGTATCATGGGTTCCACTTCGATAGGGAGTTAGCGCAGAGCCTGTTGGAAAGTGTCCTAAAGGAGAAGGAGGAGATCGAAGCCCTGTTCCAAGAAGACTTCCCACCTAAGCTACTGCCCGTCAACACTATCAAGTACCGTGAGAAGAAAGACGGCACTCCCTACTCCAGCGTCACACAGGCTAAGGAGAGGTATGCAGCTACCAACCGTGAAGGTGATGATCTCGTATGTTACGACTTTGTTAGCTTCAACCCCGGTGCATCCCGTGATCGTGTAGACGTTCTATGGGAAGCTGGTTGGAAGCCCTTCGAGAAGACCAAGACCCACATGAACTTCAACAGGTTGGCTGTTGGTGACCCTTATGGTAAGAAGATACCAAAGATGACCCAGGAGTTCTACGACGAGAAGAAAGCAGACCTAGAGCGGTATGGCTACACGGTATCGGAAGACAACCTTGAGACGTTACCTGACACTGCCCCACGCGGTGCTAAGGCTCTGGCTCAGTGGCTAACCCTAGAGGGACGCAGAAGCTCATTAGTTGAGTGGATCAACCAGGTGTGTGATGACAGTCGCATACACGGTACCATCAATAACATTGGGGCTTGGACAGGGCGTTGTGCTCACAACAACCCTAACACCGCCAACATTGCATCACCCTTCCACGGTGAACCTAAGAACGCAGTGGAGGTTATCAAAGCCAAGTACGATCATCATCTTCGTAAGTGTTGGAATGTACCCGAGGGTAGCTACCTAGTCGGTTGCGATGCTGACGGTATCCAACTACGAGTACTAGCTGACTATATGTGGCGTCACTTCGACGCTGATATGTACGCTAGAGCTATCATGGAGGGTAAGAAGGAGAACGAGACAGACATCCACAACATGAACAAGAGAGCCCTAGGTGTCCCACATGCTACACGGGACATGGCTAAGACTTTCATCTACGGATGGCTACTAGGTGCTGGCGTTGCTAAGACAGCTAGTATCATGGGTGTGGGCGTCAGAGAAGCCGCCTCAGCTATGAAACGCTTCGAGCAGAGCATTGATGGCTTGGCGCCTCTTAAGAGACGTATGGTACCCTACATCGCCGATAAGGGGTACTTTACAGGGTATGATGGCCGTAAGGTTAAGGTACCCAGCGAACACAAGACACTAGCTGGTATCCTCCAGTCTGGTGAGTCGGTCTTGATGAAGCACACGTTACTGAACTTCCACGCTAAGGCAAGGTCGGAAGGTATCAACTTCAAACTCGTGGCCTTTGTCCATGACGAGTACCAGGTAGAGGTTATAGGAACGCGAGAGGAAGCTGAACACTTAGGCAAGCTAATCGCAACCACGATGGCTGAGACAGGTGAACAACTTGGCTTCCGTATACCAACACCTGGTTCATACGACATTGGAGCTAATTGGTATGAAACACACTGATTAGTTCTTGACACTATATTCTAGTTATGCTAGAATTACATCACAATAACGAAGCTGTAAGGAGATATAATATGGCTACTTCTACAATCGAACTACACGGCATCCTTGAGTGGGCTAAGCTCTTTGAAGGTAACCGTGACAACGGTGAATACGATGTTGAAACTGACGGTGCCACCACAGTCGACCTCATCATGGACGACGAGACCTTCAAGGCTATGAAGGATGCTGGTGTCCGTAAGCAAGGTAAACCTGACCCAGAAGGCCGAGGCACACGGGTTAAGTTCAAGCGTCCTTGGAAAGACAAGTTTGACCGTGAGTGGGCAGCTGGTCCACCTAAGGTTTTCACACCAAGTGGTGATGCATGGTCCGATAGTGACGGTATGATCGGTAATGGTTCTATCGGTGTTGTCTTCCTCGACGTCTACGACACTAAGATGGGCAAGGGTTGCCGACTTAACGGAGTACAGGTTATTGACCACGTTGTCTTTGAGTCAGACGGAGGTGGCGGAGGTGCCCCTTCTGTGAAGCCTAAGGACTACACACAGGGTCAAGCGGCAGCTGCACCAGCGGCAGCGCCAGTAACCTCCAAGGCACCACCGGGTGACATACCCTTCTAAGAACTTAGTTACGGGTGGGAGCGTTAAATATCCTCGCGGAGGGCCACGGTTAGCCCTCCTTTTTAATGCCAGATTGGAGACTACTATGACAGAGAAAACAATAGACACTCTAGTGGCAGACATGGAGGACGTTATCTATGGCAAGATGGGATGGGACAAGTCAATCGGAGATACGATGGCTAAGAACTACTCAGACATTGTCGCAGATAGGTTCGGCAAACCACAGGAGCCACGAGGTTACTTGTCTATGTCATCACTAGGTACACCGTGCCAACGTAAACTATGGTACAAGATCAACCAAACTGACAACGCATTACCACTTCGTGCCAACAGCCTGCTCAAGTTTAACTTCGGAGACATGATTGAGGAACTTGCTTTAGGTATCGCACAGCAAGCAGGACACACAGTTGTAGGCCAACAGGATAAGATGGACGCCCACGGTATCAAGGGTAGCCGCGACTGTGTAATAGATGGCATGACAGTGGATGTGAAGTCAGCTTCACCTTACTCCTTTAAGAAGTTTAAGGAAGGTAACCTACGTGAGCAAGATCCCTTTGGTTATATCTCACAGCTTTCCTCCTACGTCTACGCAGCTAAGAACGACCCGCTAGTTACTAACAAGACACACGGTGCCTTCTTGGTTATTGACAAGGTTAACGGACATATCTGCTTAGACATGTACGACTTCACCGAGGAGATGAAGACTAAGGAAGCAGAGATCGAAGCTATCAAGGAGATGGTAAAACAGAAGACCCCACCACCACGGACCTTCGAGGATGAGCCACAGAGTAAGACATCACCCAACCGTAAGTTGAAGATGGAGTGCTCATACTGTGAGTTCAAGAAGGCTTGTTGGCCCGGACTTAAGATGTTTGCTTACTCCCACGGTCCAGTCTACTTGACTGATATCAAGAAGCCACTGAATGTACCTGAAGTGGATGATTGGCATGGCTAAGAAGAGTAGATTCCACGGCATCTCAGCAGGGTATCGATCAGGTCTAGAAGAAGGCATGGCCGCCAACCTCAAGGAACGGGGTGTTAGCTTTACCTACGAGGAGGAGAAGATCAAGTGGCTTGACAGTAAAGAGCGCACCTATACTCCTGACTTCGTACTAGACAACGGCATCATCATCGAGACTAAAGGTCGCTTTGTGTCCACAGACCGTCGTAAACACAAGGAGATCAAGAAGCAGTATCCAGACAAGGACATACGCTTCGTATTCAGCAACTCACGAGCCAAGCTCTACAAAGGGGCTAAGAGCACCTACGGAGACTGGTGTGATAAACATGGCTTCCTATACTCAGACAAGGTTATTCCAGAGGAATGGCTTGTAGAAGGAGATAAGAAATGACAGGTAAGACAGCAATCGTTTTCAGTTGTGCTCATGCTACACCAGAAACCAGCAATGAGCGGTTCGACTGGTTAGGTGGTCTCATCTACGACATCAAACCAGACTACGTTGTAGACCTAGGGGATGGGGCAGATATGAAGTCCCTCAACTCCTACGACACACGTAAGCCTGAGGCAGTAGTATCACAGAACTACGGACGGGACATCGAGTCCTATAACGAGTCCCAGGAGTTGCTTCGCTACCGGTTCTCTAAGAATCGCCGTAAGCGTCCTGCGTGGTACGGCTTCGAAGGTAACCATGAACACCGTATCAAGACAGCTATCTCGTACGATCCACGACTGGAAGGAGAGAAGTATGGCATCTCATTCAAACACCTCAACACAAAGAAATGGTTTGACGAGTACCACGAATACACAAACGGAGCCCCCGCCATCCATAATTACGATGGCATCGACTATGCTCACTTCGTGGGTGCTGGCAACTTTGGCCGTGCCATTAGTGGTGTTCACCACGCTTATGCTCTCATCCAAAAGCGGTATCGCTCTTGCAGTGTTGGTCACAGTCATAAACGTGATATGTATTTCAAAGATGACGTGGGCGCTAACGGTGCGATTGGGGCTGTGGTCGGCTGCTACAAAGGCGCTGCGGAAGCATGGGCTGGGCAAGCTAATAAAGAATGGTGGAAGGGTATACTCATCAAGAGAGATATTTCCGATGGTCAATACGATGCTCAGTGGGTATCGCTGGAGGCACTTAGAAGGCAGTATGGATGAGGAAACTGAATCACTACTAAGAGGAGATAAGTAATGGAGTTTGATGTTACTATGCGGGTTAAGGTCGATGTAAGTCTATTCCTACTTAACCCAGATCAAGAAGACAGGGAAGACCACATCGTAGAAATCATACTTAATGCCATGTATGACTGCGATGACGTTAAATGTAAAACTATAGTCGTAGAAGAGGTTGCAAATGATTACTGAGTATGATATAACTGGTCTTTCCGTCGTCAATGTAACCCCTATTGAGTACTCGTATTGGGTGGAAGATAAGATACTCACTAAAGGTGACACACGGTTGATAGAGAATACCCTGGGCCTCATAGGAGAGGCTGGGGAAGTGGCAGAGAAGGTTAAGAAGCTGCTACGGGACAACACTAAGGTTGACAGGGACGACATCATCAAAGAGCTAGGGGACGTGGCGTTCTACCTCACAGCTCTAGCTAATTACTTTGATGGTTCACTGGCTGACGTATTAGAAGTTAATATGGATAAGCTAAACAGTAGACAAGCACGAGGCACCCTGCGGGGAAGTGGAGACAACAGATGAAAGATAGATGGACAAACAATATTATAGTACGGTTCTTCCGTTACATTGCGATGTGGTCGGATCACCGTAAGGCAATTAAGACTCTTAATAGGTTATCTGATCGAGAGTTGAAAGATATAGGGATTAGCCGACAAGACATTGACCGAATGGTTTGGCTAGAGGAAGATAAAACAATGAGAGGACGCAAGTAATGAGCAATCAACTACCGACTGACTACCAAGCCTTTATCCATAAATCACGTTATGCTAAGTACTTCGAAGGAGAAGGTCGTGAGTCTTGGGATAAGACAGTAGAACGGTTCACAGACAACATCATTGGCGACAAGGTCGATAGTAAGACCAAGTACGAACTAGAGCAAGCCATCCTTGGACTAGAGGTTATGCCTAGTATGCGCTCCCTTATGACTGCTGGCCCAGCGGCAGAGCGTGATAACACATGTATGTACAACTGTTCGTACCTACCTGTTGATGACATCAAGTCTTTTGACGAGGCCATGTTCATCCTCCTCTGTGGAACAGGAGTTGGGTTCTCAGTTGAACGCCAGTTCGTAACTAAGCTACCTGACGTACCACAGCTCTTCCCTAGTGAGACAAACATCGTTGTTAAGGACAGCAAAGAGGGTTGGGCTAAGGCACTCCGTCAACTCATTGCCCTCTTGTACAGCGGTGAGATTCCAACGTGGGACACTTCACGGGTACGCCCAGCTGGTGCACCTCTCAAGACCTTCGGTGGACGTGCATCTGGCCCGCTTCCTCTGATCGAGTTGTTCGACTTCACTATCCGTACCTTCAAGAATGCACAGGATCGTAAGCTCTCATCTATTGAGTGCCACGATATCATGTGTAAGATCGGTGAAGTTGTTGTAGTTGGCGGTGTACGCCGTTCAGCTATGATCTCTCTGTCCAACTTAAGTGATGACCGTATGCGTCACGCTAAGTCAGGTGCTTGGTGGGAGAATGACCCACAACGTGCTTTGGCTAACAACTCTGTATCGTACACAGAGAAGCCAGACAGTGTATCGTTTATGCGGGAGTGGACAGCCTTGGTTGAGTCCGGTTCCGGTGAACGTGGTATCTTCAATCGTCAAGCTTCCAAGAAGCAAGCAGCTAAGAACGGTCGCCGTGATCCTAACTACGACTTCGGGACCAACCCGTGTAGTGAAATCATCCTCCGCCCGAATCAGTTCTGCAACCTAACCGAGTGCGTTGTACGTGAGACAGACACCATCGATACCCTCTCTGAGAAGGTACGCCTAGCGACTATCCTAGGTACCTTACAGTCTTCCTATACCAAGTTTCCATACTTGCGTAAGATTTGGCAGCGTAACACAGAGGAGGAACGTCTACTTGGTGTATCACTTACTGGTATCATGGACAACAAGTTGATGACTATCAAGAACAAGGGTCTCGATCAGACATTGGCGCATCTCAAGGCTATAGCTGTTGAGACCAACCGCGTCTGGGCTAAGAAACTTGGTATCCCACAGGCTACTGCTATCAGCTGCGTTAAACCAAGTGGAACCGTCTCACAGCTTGTTGACTCTGCGTCAGGAATCCACGCACGTCACAGCCCTTACTATATCCGTACGGTACGTGGCGATAGTAAAGACCCTCTGACTCAGTTCATGATCGACCAAGGTGTACCCAACGAGCCTTGCGCCATGAAGCCCGATACTACTGTTGTATTCAGCTTCCCTCAGAAAGCACCACGAGGGGCTGTAGTTACTTCAGACGTATCGGCTATCGAGCAGTTGGAGATGTGGTTAGCTTACCAACGGCACTGGTGTGAGCATAAACCTTCTGTCACAATCAATGTCAAGTCAGATGAATGGTTTGAGGTTGGTGCTTTCGTCTACAAGCACTTCGACGAGATGTCAGGGGTATCGTTCCTACCATTTAACGAACACACCTACCAACAAGCTCCGTACCAAGAGTGCTCCAGGACAGACTACAACACCCTGAAGTCTGTTATGCCTAAGAGTATCGACTGGTCCAAGTTATCTGAGTACGAGAGTGAGGATAACACTGCCGGTAGCCAGACACTTGCATGTTCTGGAGACAGCTGTGAGATTGTGGACTTAGTATAATGTACACAGTTATAACAGCAAACAACTGCACCTTCTGTCAGAAAGCTAAGTCAGCACTAAGTGTAGCTGGCCTAGCCTTCACAGAGGTTGAGCTAACTAAGACAAAGTGGGCACTGACCTTAGTCAAAAAGGCTGGACTTAAGACAGTACCACAGATCTTCGACGGTAATGGCAAACATATCGGAGGATATACTGAGCTCATTGAACACTTGAGCTTGACATAACACTACTAAGTGTGCTACTATTGGGGGGTTCCGAAAGGTTCCTCCCTTTTTAATATAGAATAGGAAAAGACATGTCACCGCAGAAACCCAAACGACCAGCTAAAACTAAACGTGAAACAACGTACAAGGGTGCCGCTGCTAAGAAGACTTCTGGTATTGTACCCAAGACAGATAGTCAAGGGAAGCTGATTGAAGCTATATCATCGTCTTCGCAGGTTATCGTATTTGGACCAGCCGGTACTGGTAAGACGTATGTCACCACCACCATGGCTGCTGACCTGTACACCCTGAAGGAGATTGATAAGATAGTCATCACCCGTCCAATGATCTCAGTTGGCAAGGACATTGGTATCCTCCCTGGTGATCTTGGGGAGAAGGTAGCCCCTTGGGCACTGCCAGTATTGGATGTCTTGACTAAGCACTTAGGAAAGGGTGCGGTTGAGACAGGTATTAAGAATGGCAACATAGAGACTGCTCCTCTCGCGTTAATGCGTGGACGTTCATTCGATGACGCTTTCATCATATGCGATGAAGCTCAAAACATCACGACTCATGAACTTAAGATGCTACTCACGAGGGTTGGCGAAGGTTCAACTATCGTGCTTAACGGTGATATCCAGCAAACAGACTTAAAGGAAGGTGATGGTCTGACTAAGATCACACATCTAGCTAAGAAGCATATGATGCCCGTACCTATTGTCGAGTTTACATTAGATGATATTGTACGATCAGACATCTGCGCCATGTGGACCAGAGTATTCTACGAGGAGAAGATATGATAAAATGTAACAAGTGCGAACAAGAAAAGGTGCAAGACGAGTTCTATGTTAGAGATAGCGGGAAGTTGCGGCGCTCCTGCAAGCCTTGCCTACGCCGACAGAAGGTCATGCGTATCTACAACCTCACGGACGAGGAGTACGACAACCTTTACTCAGACCCGCGCTGTCACATCTGCGGTGAGCAGGAAACCCAAGTAGTCTACGGGAAAGTAAAGGAGCTCTCAGTAGATCACTGTCACGATGGAGGTCACGTAAGGGGGTTGCTTTGTCAGTCTTGTAATGTAGGCCTAGGGGCCTTCCAAGATGACGTAGGTAAACTACTAGCGGCTGTGCAATATCTACTAAACGAGGAAAAGGTATGATACAATGCAACTGGTGTGGCGATAGTACCTTAGAAGGTTTTACATGTAAACTATGCAAGGGAGAGAAACGTATGGCAAAGAAGAAGAATACAGAGATTGTCGACGAACCCCAACATTACGCACGTTGGGTTATTGAGCCTATCACCTACATCATGATGAATGGCTTCGACTTCTGGCGTGGTAACATAATCAAGTACGCCAGTCGAGCAGGGTTCAAGGCATACGAAGGTAAGGACTTAGTAGAATCTGAGATCATAGACCTTCAGAAAGTGATTAGATACTCAGAGATGAGGATCAATCAGTTAAACGGAAAGGATAAACTATGATAAAGAATATATGGTTAATGCTAGGAGTTGTAGCATGTCTACTGTTCCTACTAATATTGGCAGCCCCCGCTAAGTCTGCTAACTTCACACACGACGGCAATGCTATACGTCTTGAGGGTGAGATCGAGAGGGGTGACGCTAATATCCTGCAGTCACTGATAACCTCAACAGGTATCACCACCCTCTATTTAAACTCTAACGGAGGTAACGCCTTAGAGGGTTACTCACTTGGCTATACGATTAACCGTAACGGTATACTGACCATTGTTGGTGACGCAGGCACCTGCTTGAGTGCCTGTGCTATAGCATTTATAGGTGGCACCTCTAAGGTACTATCTGGTAACCTTGGCTTTCACGTAGCTTGGTCTACTCAAGAGGGTACCTTCAGTGAAGGTATGAAGAATGGTCAGTTCTTCGGTACAATCAATGCAGCATACCTCTTCAACATGGGTTACTCTATCCAGCTGCAGTACATTGTATCACAGGTTACTGACGCTGAGACATTCTTGATCTTAAACTCAGATGATCTTAAGTTACTAGAGATGTCAGACGGAGCCTTTACCGACTTCGTAGAGTTACCAGAGCACTGGATGTACGAGCGAGTAGCAGACCCCCTCCGCCTATACCTGCTACAAGGAGGACACTAAGATGAGCACTAGGAAACACTGGCATTGGTGGTTTGTGGTCAACACAGGCCTACTCGCACTAGCTATAGGTCAGTTCAAGTTTGGACTAGGCCAATTACTTTTAAATGCTGATAGTACATACTTAACATTTCTTATCATTGGCATCAGTCTTGTGACGACAGCTACTATGTACTTCAAACAAACAGACGTACACTGGTTTGCCTCTGATGCAGTACTATCTATTGGTATGGTTGGTACACTATTCGGGTTCCTCTTGGTACTTGGTCAGAGCCTCGGAGACATCGATACAAGCTCCGTAGAGAGTATGACTCAGGCTATTAGTACGTTGGCCTCAGGTATGTCTACTGCCCTTGTAACGTCTCTTGTGGGCCTCGTAGCCTCACTCTGGTTGAAGTTACAGTTAGTTATATTGGAGAGCTAATATGAGAAAGTACAGCAGTAACCTAGCATTCGTTGATCTACTGTTCAACTTACTTGTAGGGTTTACCAGCTTGTTCGTTATCGCGTTCCTACTTATTAACCCGATAGCAAAGAACGGGGTGGTTGACCCACCTGTCCGACTCATGGTCGAGATGGATTGGGATGACAACAGTCTCACCGACATCGACCTCTACGTTAGAGGCCCCGACAACAAGATCGTATACTACTCCAACAAGAGTAACGGGTATATAACCTTGAAGCGGGATGATATCGGAGCACAGTCAGATACATTTATAGTTAATGGTGAAGTTGTAAAGATCACACGTAACTATGAAATCACTACTATGACGGCTTTACCCAATGGCGACTATGTAGTCAACATACACTTCTACTCTAGGCCAGGTCTGACACCCGATTATGAGGATGTTAATATTCGTGTCACTGACCTTCAACCTTACAGTGTCCAGTACGAGACAGAGGTAAGGGTTGCCCATAGGCAAGAGAGTACAGTCCTAGCCTTTAGGGTCGTAGACGGTAAGGTAGTCGATAAACACTCTGACATCCAAGTTAAACTAAGACAACCGAGGAGAGCACCATGATACTGATCTATTCAGTCTACCTACTACTAAGTGCTCTTGTGGTCTTCCTTATCTTCTACTCGTCACTGAGTAAACTGATAAAGGCAACAGCTCTCACAGCCACTGTGCTGCTGGGGGTTGTTACACAAGAGCATTACAGTTCCCAGCTAGGTAAGCCCATCGAGGAGTACCCTCCTGGGGGGTTTGTATACGTCCACCACGTCTCAGCAGGGGACGCCATCACCTTATGGGTCTGGATAGAGGAGAAAGGACATCGACTCTATATCTTCCCATATAGCCAAGATACAGCTCAGAAGCTGGAAGAGGCTAAGGAGAAGGGCGAAGAGGGCATACCTCAGGAGGGTTCCTTCGAACCCCAAGGTGACAGTAAGAGTGACCCAGGTCTAGTCTTAGACGACTGGAGAGGCCCATCAACAGAAAGGACTAAGTCAAATGACACGTAAGCAACTAAGACGTCTATACATTAAGTTTCGTAACGCCAACGCCAACCTCAACCGGGTAAGTGCTAAGCAAGCGTTCAAGACATACCTAGCAGAAAGGGAATAGTATTATGTGGTTATTCTTTAAACAAAAGAAGTATGCTCTGTGGGCCTACCTAGGTTCACTCTTCATCCTATCGACGTTATGGTTTCAGGTTAAGATAGACGTCAAGATCAACGAGTGGTTTGGGTCGTTCTACGACATGATCCAGAAAGCATTGGCTACTCCCGGTGCTGTTACGATGGGAGAGTACTGGTCAGGGTTAGCTTCCTTCGGGTGGTTAGCTGCTATGTGGATCTCACTAGCTTTGGTTGGTTCGTTCTTCACTTCCCACTTCCTCTTCCGTTGGAGGGCTTCAATGGTTGAGTGGTACCACAGTGTGTACGACAAGGCTCGTAACATTGAGGGTGCTTCTCAGCGTGTACAAGAAGACACCATCAAGTTCTCACGTATCGTTGAGAGTCTGGGTGTTTCAATGATTGAGTCAGTAATGGTACTAGTCGAGTTCTTCCCGATTCTCTTGGGTCTTGGGACTGGTGTTGCAGTTCTGTGGTTTGGAGATTGGGAATATGGTTTGGTCACTGGTGCTCTCATTTGGTCTATCGGCGGTACTATTGCCCTTGTTGTTACTGGCTACTTCCTTCGTCTTGTGGGTGTCGAGTACGATATCCAAGCTAAAGAAGCAGCCTACCGGAAACACCTCGTCAAGATGGAGGATGATGGTACACTCACTCCTAAACCTCTGGTAGAGTTATTCGACGATGTTCGTAACATTCACTTCCGTAGTTACTTCCAGTACTTGAAGTTCAACGTAGTGCGGATGGCTTACCTACAGGCTAATGTACTGACAGCCTACATCTTCCTAGCACCTGCTATCGTAGGTGGTATTATTACTTTGGGTGTCATGCAACAGATCATCCGTGCCTTTGGTCGGGTAGAGGGTTCCATGCAGTTCATCCTTAAGAGCTGGCCCACCATCATCGAGCTTATCTCAGTAGCTAAACGTCTGCGTGAGTTTGAAGCACAGATCAAAGCGAAAGGTTAACCTATTTAGACTTGACCCAGGTGCCCCAGTGTGTTATCATTGGGGCATATCTTTTAGGAGAGACATATGTTAAACTATATGGACATACAAGTAGACGGCTACCACAGAGTAGTTGAAGCTACAGATAACGATGGCTTCCGGGCTATTGTTGCTATCCACAACATCACCCTTGGCGTTGCCTTAGGTGGTTGTCGGGTTACTTCATATTCTTCACAGGATCATCAACTTCAGGATGCCTTGAACCTAGCCAAGGGTATGACGTATAAGAACTCCTTAGCTGGGCTTAACCTTGGTGGTGGTAAAGCTACCATCGACTCCAAGGTAGCTGATGCAACGACACTCTCTAAGTTCGCTGAGGTCATGGACTACATCAACAAAGATGGTGAGGTCTACATAACAGCAGGGGACGTTGGGACAGGCTTGGAAGAGGTAGCTCACTTAGCTAAGTTGACTAAGTTCGTTAATGGTCAGAACATGGCTGAGGACAGCGGGTTCGCTACAGCATACGGCGTCTACATGGCGATGCTAGGGGCCCTCGACTTCCAGGGCAGGAACCCCTCAGAGGCTGTTGTAGTCATAGAGGGTTTAGGTAAGGTAGGTAAACGCCTAGCCAACTACATCCACCGAGACGTTAGTCTGCTGATTGTATCAGATGTCAACGAGACTACAGAAGGTGCAGTACGTATGAACTACGAGGCATGTAGTGTAGAATCCCCGGCCATACGACTAGGCATGGCTGACGTCTATGCACCTTGTGCTCTAGGCGGTACAGCTAACGTGTTCGCCTTCAACGAGTTGTCCTCTGGTAACATCGTCTGCGGAGGGGCTAACAACCAGATACCTAGTGTGGAACTAGAGCGTTCCTTCATGCAGAAGGGTATCATCGCAGTACCAGACTACCTAGCTAATGCCGGTGGGGTTATCATCGTATCAGATGACTACGAGGATCTAAGCTGGAAACACCCTGATGTATTCCGTAAGTTAGTTAACATCAGACATAAGACGTTTGACATCTTAACTACATCACGTTCCGAGGGAATCACCCCTCAAGAAGTTGCCAACAAAATGGCAGAGGAGAGACTAAATGCTTAATCAACTACTCACATCATCCGCAAAGAAGCCCTCTAAGAAAGAGGAAGTAGCGGCACCAGCAGTATGCCCCTGTCAGGTGAAGGCTCCTGAGCCCATGCCAGCACCGGGTGCTATGTTACGGGAGAACGGTATCCTGATGTTGGTTGACAAGTTCGACCAAGAGAAGATCATGCCTCTCGTTGCAGCCATATACGAGTACAACCTGATGGATGAGGAAGTACGCCCCGAGCAACTTACCTTGATTATCAACAGCCCAGGTGGTTCAGTACACTCAGCCTTCCACCTTATCGATGCTATGATGATGTCGGAGATCCCAGTAGTCACTATCGGTAAAGGTCTCGTAGCCTCCTGCGGTGTCCTGACGATTATGGCAGGTGATCGTCGTCTACTGACACACAACACCTCTGTTATGTCACACCAGTTCTCTTGGGGTTCCCGTGGGAAAGAGCATGAACTCCAAGCTATGTTCAAGGAGTTCGATATGGCAGGTTCACGTATGATCGAACACTACAAGAAGTGTACTAAGAAGTCAGAGACATACATCCGTAAGCATCTACTCCACCCAACTGATGAATGGTTGACCCCTGAAGAATGTAAGAAACATGGTATCATCGATGACATCATTCAAACTTATTAAATAGTACTTGACAGGGGAGTGTGCTTATGGTATACTCCCCTCATTAACTTAACATACAGGAGTAACGACTATGAACTTTGACTTTAAAGGTAACATGAAATACATCGTAATCGGCTTGGTTGTAGTACTTATCGGTGCTAGTTTCTTTGGCATCATCTAAAGGGATGACTAAAAAGAAGAAGCCCCTCACTCCATCACTGGAACAAGAGGCTCAAGCCTTTGTAAAAGGTAAGAAAGATACACCTGTGGCTGTTCCTGAGCAGCTCTCCCCTCCGAGGGAACAACTAGCAGCCTCAGTTCTAGCTGGGTTGCTCGCTGCAGGTGGTAACACACGAGCAGAAGAACTCGTGGAAGAAGCATATAGGTATGTCGATCTACTGCTTCAATACAATAAGTAAGCACACCTTACTCTACTAGCCCCCCTTCGGTGTAACAGCCGTTGGGGGGTTTTTCTTTGTTTATTGATACACATTCTCGTCGATGTTCATCCGGTCTATGTACTCGACGGACTCAAGCTGTGAGCGGAGTAACGATATCTCAGCCAAGGTCAATTCACCTATGGTCTTATCGAATCCCAGCGCCTCAAGCCCATCACTCACTTCAGTAGTTTTGAACTTAGACATGATGTCATACTGGTCACGCAACGTGCTCTGTGGTCCATCATAGTCAGCAACAAGCATGAACTTAGCTTCCTGAGTTACCTTCTTGACTTGATCCTCCCACAGCATACGCTGTGTCTTACCATCGGAGTTACGGAAGGCAGTGTTCTCCATCTTTGTGGTAGCCCAGTCTTCAATAACTGCGTACACCTGACGTTGGTACTCATTGACAGCCTCAGGTATCATCAGCTTCTTGTCCTTAGACAGGCCGGAGTTGATGGACCACTGATCGAGACCCAGCATATTCATGAGACGCTGTGTGTTGGTCATCTGAACAGTACGTACACCAAGGTTCTTAGTAGACTGCTGAGCCATCTCACCTGTGGCACTACCTTGTTTTAGAGGTGCATCACCTTTTCCTAGAAAGAAGTTGGTGGTGGTGTCAATGTACCGCAGGGAGTCCCCTACGAACTTATTACCTTGTGCTACATCCTTAGGGCTCTGGTCTATACCAGCGAAGATAGCAATACCTGTGTCGATAGGTTCAAGTGGACGTAAGAAGCCACTCAAGGCTTGAGAGGAGATGTCAGATATGATTACACCAGCTTCTGCACCGGCTGCCTCAAGTTCACCAGCCAAGATGGCTGCACCGAAGTCAGCGAACTCAGCTGTAGTCTTGTTGAGGTTACGTGTAAGACCGCCACCACCGAAGTCCTTACCGATCTGGGTAATGATCTCAGCAGGTACCTCTTCACCAGCCATACGGTACGAGATAACACGAGCAGCTGCCTTAAACAAGGAGATAGGATAGTCGTATTGCTGTGACACAACTTGACCATCAATCACTTCATCATATAAACCTAAGCCCATACGGCGATTCTCGTCCTCATCCTGTGCAAGAGACCACACGAGGCCAGTAACAACTGTACCACGGGCAAGAAGCTCTTCGTAGGATTTGTCTGCGTACTTACCAGTAGCCTTAGCAGCAAAGTTAAGCAGTGGGGTGTTCTTGATACCGAAGTCGATGGTGTTGTTAAAGAATCGACCAAAGGGTACCATGAAACCTAGACCAGGGATGTTACGTGCATCCTCAATAAAGCCTGCGAGCTCCCCTAACTTAGTCCCGTCCTTATAGGATTTAGAGAAGGTGTTCACCATAGTGGCCGCAACAGCGTCCATCTCTAGTTGCTTGTACTCCTGAGACGCCATGATCTTAGTAGCGTCAGGGTCTGTATAGAACTCATTCCAGCTCTTACCAAACTTAGTACGAAGCATCTTGTTCATTTGACCCACGTACTCCTGAGACTTAGTGTAAGCGTCCTGAGCGTGTACAAAGGTTGCAGTCTGAACATGGTTTAGGATTGTATCCGCTTTGTCCTGCACTAGACCAGCACGGCCACCTAGGTTAGCCATTTGCTCAACTGTATTAGATATTTCAACACCACCAGAGAGGGTACGGTTCAGCTTGTCGAGAGCACCTGTGTTACGCTCCAATGCACTACGATAAGCCGCGTAGGTCATGTCTGCGTCCAGTGCGAACTTAACACGATCTTTAGAGGCTAGGAGTAGTTGTTTAGCAACATAGATGTTCTTGGCACCATCATCTGCATAACCAAGCACGGACTGGAGAGTACCACGAGTACCTTTGAACAGGGCCATTGTTATGTCAGTAGCGATGTCTAAACCAGCAGCTGTACCGTAACCTAATACGTTGAGTGCAGAGGTTGAAGGGTGTGACACAAGTGTACGGATAAACTTGTTCTGAGTCTCGGAGATGTTGGCAGCAACGGCACCTTTACCTTTGAAACGATCCTTCTTCAAGATGATGTCATCAATAAGGTTAAGGCCAAGAGCTTCCTCAAGGAACTTACCAATATCTAAGTCGGCTACGTTCACATCAAGTTGCTTAGCAACCTGCATAACACTGTTCATGCTACGAGCACTTGCGTTCATCTTGTTAGCGAAAGCATCGCCGAAGGCTTCGGGTGTTACACCACCTTTAACCTTGACACCCAGGGCATCACCTAATGCTGACATGATACCATCAATATCGGCTTGGTCTAATTCTTCCTTCATGAAGTCAGCAAGCCAGTTAGACATCTTGTCGTCTTCACTACGCTTGGTATAGAAGTAACCACCTTCTTGCAGAAGCTGTGCTAGGCCTTTGAGGGCTGGAACTTCCAACTCCCCAGCTGGTGTATCAGCTTTAGCCACCGGAAGGCTACCCGGTTTAAGCAGACCATCGGCTTCCTCAGCACCATTCCGGTACTGGATCTCAACGTCGATAGACTTACGGCCACTCTTGATAGCTTCAGCTAACCTGTGGTTGCCTTCTACTACGAAAGGTACGCCGTCTTCACGTACGTGAATCAGGATTGCATCGGGCTTGTAACCTTCTTTAGCTATACTAGCTTCAAGACGAGTGAGTTTCTCACCAGTCTCACGGAAGGCTTCCTCACCCATAGCTCCAGCCACATCGGCAAGAGCTTTAGGGTCAAGGGGTGTGGCGGAGATAGTACCAGTTGTAGCACCATTACCTAAGTTAGCTTCGTATGTACCGGGCTCAGACTTAGCACGTGCCTCAGCTGCATACTTCTGCTTACCAGCCAGCCAGTCGCCACCGGGGTTGCTTACACGAACCTTAGGTTGCTCAGCTTTACCAGCAGGTGTAACCTTTGTCTCAGCTGTACGTCCAAGTAATAAGTCGATGAAGAAGTCGGTATCACCGTCTGTGATCTCTTCACCGTTCTTAACCTTAGTCATCCAGTCAGTGTCACCACC